TGCCCGGCGTCCATACTCCTTTGAAAGCAGGTACGGGAACTTCGGTTATACCGTCGTTAGATAATTGCTTGATAGTCCCGGTCATATACACATTGCGGAGATACGCACTATGTCCGGTCATTTCGATACCAAACAATTTCAAGTTAGACAAGTCGCCCAACTGCATAGCGATCATTTCCTTTGAAATCTCCCAACCGTCTACACCTGTCAGGTAACGGACATAGCTTTGTGTCGAGTAGCTCGATTTTTGCCGCTCTTTGTTTGTGAAGTTACCATACGAAACGAAGTGCATAGCCTTGCAAGGGTGTGCGGTTGTACCAGAACGAAGCGCATATTTAAACGTGGAATCACCGATCTTTTCAGTAATACGAAAATAAGCGGTTTGAAATCCGGTTGAGTCGTTGAATATACCTTTGCAAATATCATCTACCTCTATTTCTGCTATTTCGCCCGGTTCGAGTTTAAGGTAGATAATCCGATTTGATTCGTCTATACGTTCGATGATCCCGCCGCCCGGAGCGTTCCACTCTTCACCCGAAACGATTGATACGCGGTTGTAGCGTAATTCAGGAACTTCAAGGAAATCACGTAGACGAAGAGATTTTGCATCTATACGACCGTCTTTGCCGATTAACCAACCGATTAAGCCTTCTGTGTAGTCATTTGAGGATATATCACCGGAAAAAGTCGCTGATTTGGCAATCAGTTTATCAAGAACGTTGAGTATTTGCGTTGTTACCGTCGTTGCGGTTAACGTATCCGTAGAAATACCCTTCGTTACGTCTAGCCCATTGTCAACGATTAAACCACCTAGCAACTTGATAAGAAATTGCGTTTCGTCTGGTGCTGTTTTGGATAGATACGAGTCTTTTAAAGAGTCGATAGCCGCATCTAGTTCCTGCCTTATGCGCAAAGAAGAAAACGTATTATCGTCGGTCGGTGCCGTATTATTATCGGTCAGAGCAATAATACGAGACTTTATTTCAAATAGGGAACGAAGAGATGAAAATACATTGTTATCGGATGATGTACGCCCATCGTCCATCTTTAATACGTTAAGATCAACGCCACCGCCATTTATAGGCGTTGGCGTTGTTGTACTAATACTTACCGAACTGGAATTGCGTAAATACTTATTCCGAAACGAATGAGGCACTTTTTTATTTTCTACTTCTATCATGTTTCTATTAATGATACGTTACAACTTTCATTTGCGTAATCAATACTCATTTGATCTACTATCATTTCTCTTTTGAGGGAATTTTCATAAATCCTAGACAGTATCGAAAAGCCACGATTCAAATTATTGCTGTATCTAAATTTAGGAGCTTTATAATGTGTATAAAACTTGTCTATTAGTATTTGTTCCGGCAATACATTTTTATCGTGCAACGGGCTATATACCGTTTTTAAATAATCAAATTTATCCCCTGATTTGGTAGCGCAATTTGAGTAAGAAGAAATATTTTTTGCGTTTGAGTTGATTAGTAGTTCGATGTCGTCCATTTCTGTTACATTATTGTCGTTTATCACGTTGCTGTAAACTACGTCGGAGTCGTCAACTGCATTATTAAATATATCGTATGTAACTTTATTGTTAGTATACTTAAATGTGAAATCGGATATATGAAAAGCAGTGCACGGGTGACAGCCTCCATCCGTTCGATACATAGGATATTTTCCTAAATGATTAGGAGTGCTTACTTCAAAGCGTATCTTTCCACATAGTATTTTATCATCTGGAAGTTTAATCGCGACTCCGTCCGTTGAGTCATACAAATTAAATCTATAACTAACAGTATTCGTTAATCTCTTTTCATCATCGAAAACTTTATCACCTTCTTTGTTTATATGAACCAAATAGAAACCATCTTTAAGCGTACATTCGTCGTGATACCATTTTTCGACAAAAATATCTTCGCCATTTTCCCTATACGCATAAACCTTATTTCTATCCTCGAACCCGCCGGAAGCTTTTTCACCGCTAGCTGAATCAGACTCGCCCTTATTTACAAATCTCCAATCTCCAAATGCATCCTTATACCTATACCATGTAGCCCCTTTATAAGTTAAGTTATGCGTATTTTTATAATAGCCTCGATTTACTCGATCCATATAATACTTTTGATTTCTCCATACTTCACCATCATAATAGTAATCATCTATATATAATTTGCAAGGAACCATCGTATTATCAAATCCGGCGCCATATTTTGTATTAGAGTATACTTCATCGGACGTTTTTATTATATCGTTTGGAAGAAAAGAGCCGGACATTCTATAAGCGATATTTATTATGAAATATCCTCCTTTGAATAAAGAATACTCTCCGTTTTTCAATGTTAAAAGAGTCTTTCGAGAAGCACTAATTATATTATACGCTTGCAAGAATGAAACGCAGGTTTTCCAACTTAAAGAAGACGGTTCCCCGTCCTCTGTTGTGTATTCGCTGTACTTCTGCCATACTACACCGGAATATATATCATTAACGTTGTCGATAGTCACTTCAACACCTTCCGCCGGAATATCAAGAAAGGAAAAACTCGGTATCAAATACCCCCAATTCTCTTTAGATTTAAAAAACGAATTAAGAAGAGTGTAATTCTTCCCGTCTATATCCTTACTAGATATATAGTATTTATTGGGATCAGAGTTTTGATTTATTATATCCTTTTCGTCGTCGAGCAACTCCGGGCATAAGTTGGTTATCTGATTCATATTAGCAACAACAGATACTTTATTATACACATCACCAAGCGATATACTTCCCACGCTTTCAGATACGCCAATATTACGCACATTCAATAGTGCGGAAGGGATTGTTATACTTTCACATGTATCGCTTATTCTATCATAAACGAAAAAATGAAGCTCGTCGTTTTTGATAAAATCATAGTCGATCATATAATAAGCATCCTGATACTGAATGAACGTCATACCAATATATTTAGAGATTTCTTCTAAAACATCTCTACTATTCATCGGCTCGTTAGCTTCATCAAAGAAATTTCGTTCATGTATATAAATATCTTCTATCAAAGAAGTAGAAACATCTTTCGAGATTCTATTAGTTTTTTGAAAGTACAATTTGTTTAGAATCTTTCCGGGATCGGCAATATCAAGAATGTGCATTATTACATCTTTGAAACTTTTAAAATAGACCTCGGAAGAATTAATATAAGAGTACTTCTTATTTTCCAAAACGGAAATAGTATCGATTGCCTGTATCTCCACTATATTAAGCGGAGTTATATAATCGCTCGAATATAAATTTGGACTCATATATCCAAACCACTCTAAAACATCATCGGTTTTATTATACAAACGAACTTCTATATTTTGCCCTTCGGCTGTATATAGGTCTGATAAAATTTTATCTGTCAATATGCTTGTTACCGAATTAGACATTTTCAACGGCTTGTATAGAGTGTCCGATTCATACTCAACAGTAAACGGGCTATCTGTTAGGGTGAGTTCTTCGGAATACGTTGCAAAGACCGTATGAATTTCGATTCTATACGTCTTGTCTTTCCTGCTCTTAAACTCTGAATAATATCTTAGTTTCATCTTACTTTGCTTTTCTGATTATAATGATTACTCAAAACTCCTTCCAAATCTCTTCCATGTATGCGAAACGTTACGTTTGCGGGCTGATTTCCATTTTCTGCAGACGGTGCAATCTTTTGCGATAAGGAGCCATATAAACCGCTATTAAGCATTTGAAACAAATTACTTTGCTGTGATCCGTTTAGAATCATCTCGCCTGAATTGAGTAAAGCCGGAACTTTATCGCCTGTGAATGATGTGCCAGGCACAATACCACCCGTTGCGAATTTAGGAATACTAGCCATTGCAGCGACGACGGCAGCAACGGCGGCTCCCGCCAATAACCAACCGACAACGGGCGTTTCTGCTGCGGAAGCTACGCCGCTAACTACTGCTTCGGTCTGTTTCGCAGTTATTAACGATTGAATAGCCGGAATAGCTTGCGCAATACTGGATATAACATTTGCGCCCCATTGAAGATACGCCGCCGCACTTTCATTGGTTATTCCAGATAAAGACCCCATAATACTACCAACTGCAGATAGAGATTCGGCATACCTTTCATTCATGTCTATATCTTCTTTTTTAAAAAGCGGATCATATTTCGGCAACTTTAAGTTTTTACCTTCTTTCCCATGAGTAGGAACTTTATCTTTATACGTTGGTTTTACCGGAAGAGACAAAGCGCCGTCTTTCATTTCACCATGAGCACTTTTGAACGTTTCTTGCTCTACAACAAACTTTAAACTTATCCTCTTTGATTCGAGTTCATTAATTGTTGCTTGAATGGCGGAACGCGCTTGCATGTCGGTTTCAGCAATAAGTTTTTTATTTTGCTCTGCGATTTGCGTGTCATACCAAGCGATAGAGCCCTCTTTCGGTTCTTCCTTTGGCGTTTTCCCGCCCATTCCTGACTGTGAAGCGCGGTTCGCCGCTTTCGTCATACTAGATAAATTCCGTCCCGCCGCCTCTGCTGCCGTTGCAACGTTTATTAAATTCTGCAACCATTCATCACTCTTCTTTACTAAAATCGCGTTATATTGTATTGCATCCTGATACTTCGATAACATCGGGCTTATTGCCTTACTCAATGCATTTGTATCTGTTGTTGTAACCGTGTGCACATTCATTCCAGAACCCACCGTTTCGTAAGTTGTGAATTTGGCTTTTAAACGATCGTATTCATCTACGAAGTCTTTATACTGTTTCGCTAATTGTGCCTTTTGTTTATCGCCTACCGAAGATACATCTAATCTCAACACTTTATCTATATCTATTGCCGAAACATCTACGCCGTCAAGTCCTATTGCCGCCTTTACCATTGCTTGTAATGCGTTTTGACTTCTTTGTTTATATTGTCCTACGATTTCCTCTTGGTCTTTCAGCGTCTTGTCTAATAGTTCCCTAGCTGCTTTCTTTTGCTCTTCCGTTGAATCCTTATCTTTTAAGATAGTTATTTGTTCTTGTATGGTTGCTTGATTCTTTGCATCAAAATAAGAGAACGACATTTTTGTATTTCCTAATTGATCCATCGCGCTGTATGCTTCGCGTGCTAGACGTATAGTTTCGGTTAACCCGTTCATGAACGGCGTCCAGTCTCCACTACCGATAGAGTAGAAAAACTGGTCTACGCCACCTTTTAAGCCGTCCATAGTACGGGCATATTCATCTCCTAGCGTCTGACTGCTATTCATTACTTTATTGAAACCCTCCGAGGCAGTTACAGCAATACCAAGAACCCCGGCGAACTTCATAACTCCCGATACTGCAACGCCGGACATTTTAGAAATGTCGCTTTGAAAAGCGTTTACATTCTTCTTCGACTTATTTAGATTTGCGTCAAAGTCATTCGTTTTAAGCAATAATCTTGTTACTATATCAGACATCTTTATGCGTGTTTAATTGTGATTCTACTTCTTTTGCTTTAGCTCGTAATCGTTGCATCTCTTCGTCCGTTACGCTCGTATCTTTCTTTTCTTCTTCATCCCACGGGAACCGGAGTATATCGGTTTGCTTTAGCGTTTTAGTGCTATTCGATTGCGCTATAATGAAACCTAGCAATCTAGTTTGTTCCCACGCTTCCCGATTACGTCGATTCAATCCGTCTATAAACGATTCAACCTCGATAAAGTCCATTTTATCGAGGAAGTAATCGGGAGCGATCCCACCCTCACCGACAACGCGCGAATAAAGTTCGCGTATACTTACGGCTTTCGTTTCCGCGTCGTCACCTTCTTTTTTTTTACGTCATTTCCTGCCGATTGCGAACGTAGTTTGATTTCATCCAAAATAAATTCTTTGAATTGTTCGAATAGCGTCAAGTCATTTTCGCATAATTCGATAAATTCCTCAAATTCCATTTTGAACAATTCCTGATTAGAGGCAAGCAGGAACGAATAAAACAAAAGAAACTCGTCTAACATCTTCCCGAACTGAAACGGATAGCCGGATATAGATTCGAACACAAAGAACGCACGAAGCGTATATTTCAAAGAAAAATCTTTTCCGTTAAGTGATATTGTTTTCATTGAATAAGTCGTTTAGAGGGCGGCAAAACACCGCCCGTAAGTTATTTACTAGCTGCTTCCTTTGCAAGCGGTCCGGTTCCTTCGAAACTGATTGATAGTGTTGCTTTGTCACCATCCGGCGCATTTGCTTCTAGCGAAGTGATAACCGCACTACCTGTATATGCACCTTCCGCTAGCGTCCATCCGGCGGCGGGCATTTCGTTTACGTCAGGATTGCCAACAACGCCAAATTTCAGAACAACAGGTTTATGCGCCAAGAACAAAGCGAATAGTTTATCGTAGCTATTCGCATCTGCATCCGCGCTAAACACATTTTCGCTTGAAGCGTTCCAAGAAAGTTTCTTGATGTCCTTCTCCGTCCAGATACCCGAATCTTTACTTTGCGTGTCGATTGTTTCAGCCGAAAGCCCCAATTTGCAAGATGTGGCAAGTGCGATGGCTTTACCGTCGATGAATAACATTAGGTCTTTTCCTAACACTGATTTTGCTTTACTCATAATTTTATCGTGTTTTAGTTAATTATTCAGTTTTAAATGAGAATACGAGGCTTTGAATAAAAGTATCTTCTATAAAATCCTCATTCGCACTAATTAGTTTAGAATCGATCACATCGAAGTTATCATAACTTCCTCGTTTGTTTTCGAGTGATTTACGTACCTCTTCCGCGATTGTTACAGAGTTCAAATAGTTATCACTGGCGACAACGATCTCAACCGAAACTGTGTCACCTGTGCCGTACCTATCTTTCGTATATTCCGGCGTTAAGGAGTTGCGTTTGTAGATCACAAACGGAAAAGATGTTTCCGTTTTGGTCGAGATAGCATATATTTTATCAGAAACCAATTTTGCCAACTCTGTAGAGTCGCTTAATTTCTTATATACGTGTGCGCCTATTGATAAACTCATTTCTTTTTATTTGCTACTTTCATTATAGAATCAATTATATTTTTCTCTAGTGAGCTCTCTGCTTCTTTCTGCTTCGATTTGACCGCATTAGAAAAGAAGTGGGAAGCATTTATAATACCCCTATTCGCTCCTTTTTTGGTAGCTCGTTCTTTTGTTCCTGATTCGAACCATTTCAGCATATAGGCGCGTGATCCCTTTTTGCGTCGGTCGATCAGGTCGACCCGTGCGCCGGAAGCATTGCGATAAACTGCTATGTTTATTTCGTTCTTTAACGGTTTGAACGATACGCCATTCTTAGAACTGCTAAATTCCGCATCATTAACAGCAGAAACTAGATTTTCCTGTGCCTGTTTACGAATGATAAGAATCGACTTTCTAAGAGCGGAGGAAATTGCCTTCTTTGCTTCTTTATCGTTCAACCGTTTAAGTAGTTCGTTTACTCGCGTTGCATCCACTTCGACGCGATACAAGTTGCGCCCGGTGTAATTGTCGTTACTCATTGATTACCTCCGCTTCTATAACCGTTGCTTGTTGCTTCCGGTCGTGATTGATAGATAGAATCTTGTATTTCTGCCCGTCGTATTCGATCCTCATTTTAGCGTTGATCTCTTTACAGATGCGAATCATTATCGTATTAACGGTCGTATTATATATCTCGCCGTTCGCTTCTTTACGTGCACCCGACTTAAAGCGAATGTATGCGCGTTTATCGAATACTTTCACCCAACTTTCAGACGTGCCGCCCAGATTATCGCGCTTTGACTCGCTACGGTAAAAAGCGATCATTTCGTTTAATAATCCTGCTTGCACTACGTATATCGTTTTAAAGGTTGCAGTAATAGTTCTATGTGTCCCGGAATAACTTGCGGAGTGGCAAATGTTACCGATTCACGGTTTGCGTAGTAATTCGCTATAAGGATGCGGATCGCGTGCCAGATACGCCGATCTATTTTTGCGTCCTTAACGTAGGTATCTAGCGGATTATTTAGATACGATTCGATAAGAAGTTGAACGGGGTCGATAAGCCCGGTTATATACGCGTCGTCCGTGTCGAAGTCAACGTTTAAATGCTGTTTGAGTTCTTCGAGTGTTACGTATTGTGCCATATTGTATAAATTAGAAAGGGCTAGAGCCGAAGCCCCAGCCCTTTAGTGAATGATAGGTTATAGGGTTAAGCAGAAGCCTTCTTCTTTGCGATAGCAAAGGCTTCCGGGCGTACTGCCAACTCGTCAAACTTTGTATTTAATACAAAGTAGGTGAGATTCTTTTTCGCTCCTGTGTATGGATCAACAGTCAAGCGCATTTCTCCAAATTGACCTACCAACGCATAAGAGAAAATTCCGAACCCAAGAATGTCATCACCGATGTATTCCGTTGAAAATACCGGATAACCGTTAATCTTTCCATCTTCAAGAATCATTCGAGAACTTCCCGCTTCGCGTGGAGTAGATTCAAGATCGGCATAAGTGAAAGCCGAACAAACATAACAGGCGGTAGCATCAGCAGGAACACCCGCTTTCAAAACAGATGCTTTCAACTGGCAAACATTTTTCCAACTCAAAGCGGAAGTATATTCGATATTCGGAGTTGCTTTCACAAATACGCCCTCACTCGCCTTTGATGTGATCTTAGTAGGTGAAAACATCCATTTGTTTAACAAGCGTTGCAAAGCCATTGTAATTTGTACTAAAACAATGTCACGCAAAGCAAAATTCGTTTCGTCGATAGCATCATTCGAAACAGGAACGGACAAAGAGCAACGTTTCGGAGTCGGAGTCAACTTAGAAATGTCGATCTTTGAATCGTTTACTTCGGCGTTCTCGTCCTCAATTGTAGCTTCAACACCCGACACAACTGGAAGAATCCATTTGCCATACATTCCGCTCTGCATCTTGCACCCTACTTTGTCAAGAATCAACCCTTTTTCAAGTGGCAAAATAACGTCTCCAACTGTTACGGGGATCAACGGATCAGATGCGGCGGTATCCATGATATTTCCAACGGCTCGTTCGTGAGGAATAACCAACCCTTTATTTACAATAATACCTTGATACTTGTCCGATGCTCCATTATTGCGCAACAAACAAACCGCTTCTGCGAAAGCTCTTTCACGTTCGATTACATTTTGAGGAACAACAGTACCAAGAGCGCGTTTTTCCATGCGTACTTTGATAACGTCCCGCTCGTTTTTCAGCGCGTCGAATTGTTCTTGCTCTTCCGGCGTTAAGCCGCGTTTTTCTGTTTCCGCAACATCTAAAATTGCGTTCATGTCTCTTTTAATAACTGCTAGTCTTTCTACGTAGTTCATAATCGTAATCTTTTAAATTTGTGTTCTTAATTTTTCTATTTCTATTTGATAATTATCGCTCTTTGCAGGTTGTAGATGTATCTCTAAGCTGCGCAATGTAACATCTGTCCCAAAATAAGCCGGATCGCTAACAATAGAGACATCAAAGATTTTATCAATCTTAGTAACCGTACGTATCAACAGCCCATCTCTTTGCGAGTACTCGACATTTCTTTTTTCATCTGTGATATAAGCAAAAGAAGAACCGAATAAATCTCCTCTTTGAATCATTTCTATCGCGTAGTTTCCATCCTGCGTATTAGGCGAAGCAAAACGGTACATACACCCGTAATCATCAAGACATAAGGATAAAGACCCCGTCCCATTGTTAGACCTCGCTAAAAGCCTTTGTTTATTATGTTCTAGTAATGCCTTAACATCACAACTACGGAGTAATTCTTCGGAAACAGCACCCGACTTAATGATTTCAATAAAGAAACGTTTCTTTTCTAAGTCGTACATAACACGGCTTTCACGTTCAAATACAATCGCATACCCTTCTATATTTCTTTCGTCTAATAATTTCGGGGCTGCATTTTCTCCAAAACTTCTAATTTCCATCGTGTTTCATTTATTGTTTTACTCTATCTGCGTTTCTTCTTCTTTTGGTAGCTCGTTTTCTTTGTTCGTTTCCGATTCGCCCCGTATTTTAGGAGAATCAGCCGGGGCAACATTACAAGTTATAAATACAGTATCACCGCCCGGAATAGGCGCTTTCCCTAAATGGGAACGGATTTCATTCGATGTAATGCCACCTATTTCAAGGAGAGTTTTCCAATATGTTACCTGTGTCATTAAATCGGTTTGATACAGAACTGACAAATCGAAATTAATCTTATAATCCATCGAGACAGAATCAGGAATTAACTTCAACTCAAATTCCGATTCGATCTGTCTCAAATAAGGTTGTAAGGTATCTGTCAAATAAGAAACTTGCCCCATTTCAGAAGCCTTATAATTGGTGGGTTGCCCTGCAAATACCTTATCGGGATGAACACCATAAAAGCGACAAATGTCTAATACCGTCAGCTTCTTATTTTCTATTAATTGAGTATCTGCCGGAGTGAATGATAATTGAGCAAACGACATATCACCATTGACCGAAACAATATCGCGACCGGAATTCAATTCACTTTCAACACGTTCAGCAACATCGGAGGTCTGAATATCAGTTAATGCGTTAAGCCCTTTAGCTTCTCCCTTCGTGCCGGATATAATCCCTTTGATCTTTCCGCCATTCTGAAACGTTTTTAACGTTTGATTATCTGCGCTAGCGGCTACACTCATGACACGCGAGGCGGATTCTATGACGCTGACACCTGTATATCCCCCGTCTTGACTATTATGTCTTAAATGAATAATATCGTTCGATCCAAACACGCCGTTTATGTGATTAATAATATCACAAACAGTATATGTATCAGTATATTTGTCGTAAGTGGTAGAGCCGGGAGAAAGTAATACTAAAGCGGTTGGTTCTCCAAATGTTCTACGAATGAAGATGTACGCATTTCCCCGGTTCACCATCAATATAACCATATTCCGAATAAATTCGAAACTGCTCATTCTTCTATTTGGTCTACGCGTAAGGAGTCTATATAAAATCTCCTTTTCATCCGGGACAAAAACAGCGTTTTTCTTCCGTTTGTATTGAAGTGGCAAAGAAGCAATCGTACCGGATAGAATTGCCGTACAACGATACGCGGCGGATAGCTTCATCGCCGCATCAGTACTATATACATTTATGGGCTGTGATGGAAGAGACGACATATTAGTATTAATATAATCGTCCAATCCTAGAGAGCGGATAATCGCGTTTCTTAGTTTATAACGTAGTTTCATCGTGCTATTGTGTATAATTATTAAATAAGTAGAATGTCATTAGGTTTGTTATCGTCGAATCAATCTTAGCATTATGCGTTTTCTTGACTGGCTTCTTATTCATGTTCCGATCTTCGTCTAATACCGCATTACTAAAACAGTACGGCGTAATCGGATTAGGGCTAAAGGTGAGCTTACTCCGATACAAAGCAAGTTCAAAGGATTCGATAGGGCTTGTAAACGTTCCGTATGTCTGTTTAACAGGCTTAATATATTCACTCGCACCGCCTACGGAATAAGTAAGAAGATTCACAAATTCAGCCGATTTATAAGGATCATAGCCAACTCCCATGATTTGTAAATACTTTGCACGCGCAAGTATATCGTTTACTATTTGCTGATAGTCTATTATATCACCATCGCAAAGAATTAAATAGCCAGCTTTCGCCCAACCTTCGTAAAGTTCCCGATTCGGATGATCTTTCAAAGCTCCTTCTGGAAAATAGTAATCCGTATGTGAATGAAAAGAACCGCTTTCTTTCGAATAGATATTATAAGTAACTGTAGAAAAGTCGTCTCGAACGGATAAATCAACCGCCGCCATCGTTAGCGGATAAGTACCGATACTCTCAATTCTAATATCTTTGAATCGTTCTTCTATCTGCTTTGCCTCAATCCATTTTGTTGTAGAATCAACCGCAAACACATTTAGTAACTTTGTCCGAAATTCTAGTGCGTCCGGTGCGCTATATAAAGCCTTCTGGTATGCGTCGATATAGAAATCTTCATAAACAGTTATACCCATGTGTGGTTGCACTTTACGCCACGTTGCCGGATCGCCTTCCTCGTCGTCTACGTCTGGCTCAAAGATGTGTGCAAATATGGAATCATTTTCAATCTCACCGCGTAGGATTGCTTTGTACATTTTCAACATCTCCACAAACGGAGCCGTTTCTTTATCGGATGCGGTAGTTATAACTACGGTTAAAGGGTTGAGCCGTGCGCCCATTGAGGAAGTTAATACATTCTTCAATGCGGCGCTATCGGCTTGTGAATACTCGTCTACTATTACCATGCTTGCGTTAAGTCCGTCTAATTTATCCGGGTTAGAGGCAAGGCAACGGGCAAAAGAGGTTTTTCCCTTTATGCGGTTATATATGATTTCTCGATTAATTTTGAAGTGCCTAAACTTCGGATCGAGAGACTTTAAAATATTACGTATTTCATCAAAACAAACTTTCGCCTGATTATATGAGTTTGCAGCAACGTATGTTTGTGCGTTCGCATCACCGAACAACAAATCGTTAATCGAAAGACTCGCTACACTTGTTGTCTTACTGAATTTACGCGGAACGAATAGAAGAGCTTCGCGAATCAAACGCTTGTTTGTGTCAGGCTTGTAAAACGCGAGAATATTAGAGAACTGAAACACCTGTATCGGAGTCAGCTTGTATCTAGTCTTTCCCTTTGTGCCGGAGAATTTCAAACGCTCGTAGAACGTGACAAACTTCTTTACTTCCTTGATCCGAAATTCGTATTTATCGAGGAAAACAAAGAAGCGGCGAACGGCTAGCAACTCATAAAGGTTGTGCGCATCCGGATTGTTAATACAACCTTTGATATACACATTTAGTCTTTCGTCTGCCCTATCTAGCTTATACGAATCAACGTCGATGTTATGCAAGTCGGAGATAACCGACTGCTTTAACGCTACCAGTTCATCTCTATTCTCCTTGTTCATCGCGATCTATTTTGTTTACTTCGTTAATCAAGTCGTTTACTTCGTCATCGTCAGATGCAGAAAGCGTTTGAAAGGTCAAACCAAGTTCGCGTAATTGTTTGCGCGTTGCTTCGAGTGCATCGAATAAAACTTTGAAAGCAGGATGCGCCGTGAGTTTATCATTATTTTCGCGGGACACTTCTTTCACGTATGACTTCATACGCTTCTTTGAAATATCGTTTAGTGCAATTTGAAACGCCATATATGAACCTGCGCAAAGAGTTATACAGAGGTCTAAATCTTCCGTATATGTTCCCTGCGACTCCATCGCGGCGCGAATCTTTTCTTTTATGTCGTCCAAATCACACATTTTTATAGGCTTTTTGCATATAGGAAAAGATCGCAAGTATTTGGTAGCTCGGAAGATGCGCGCAAAAAGTTTACCCCCAACGCGCACCCCCTCGTTTCAAAAATTACTCGCGCGTGTAAATATGAGGTGAGGTGGGTTTAGCGTATCGCGTTAAAAAATAAAAAACCGCCCCCCTCTTTCAAAATAAAAGATTTATTAGCATTTAATTTTGAATGTAATAATAAAACTACTATTTTTACCCAAAAAGAAAGACTATGAATAACTTATTAATAATTGGGAATGGATTTGATTTAGATTTAGGGTTGCCAACTAAATACTCTAATTTCATTGAAAGTAAATACTTTAAAAAACAGAACATTAGGAGAGGAAGTAAACTATTTAAATATATCAGTGAAACATATCATGATAAAAAATGGATTGACATTGAGAATGAATTAAAAAGATTTGCCTTAGATGATAAAGGGAAAAATATTCTATTTAATAAAACAGAAAAAGATTTTGAACTCTTAAGAGTTTCATTATGTGATTATTTATCTAGTTTAAGCTATGAAAGTATAAACAAAGAGTCGGCGGCATGTATGCTTATTGAATCAGTTATAAATAATTACCTTTTCAAAAAAGTGTACACATATAATTATACAGATTTAGAAAAGATCATCGATATATTAGATGTAAAGAAAACCTTTAATAATCAAATTGAAATAGAGTATGTTCATGGAAAAGTAAATGATAAATCAATAATATTAGGTTTTGAAGATTCGGCAGAAGTGAAGGATGATTATTTATTTATGATAAAATCATTTAGCCGTCATTTTCGCTCGCATAATATACAATACGACATGATACTTGCCGATGAAGTAATCTTCTTTGGACATTCATTGGGAAGTACCGATTATCACTATTTTGAACATTTTTTTAGAAACCAATCGAATGAACAAATAAAAAAAGAAGATTCTAAAATAATTACGATATTTACCTATGACAATAAATCTAGATTAGAAATATTAACTCAACTTAGAAGCATGAATGAGAAAAAGACAAATCTACTATTTAGTTTAAATCAATTAAATATCTTTTGCACAAAAGATGGAGAAGGAGATAAAGAAAGGATAGAAGAATATTGCAAAAATCTTAAAACAAAAGGGATCGCCGCTCAAAAAGAAATCATAAGCAAGACAGCAGTAGATCAAAGAAAAAAGGGCTAACAAAATATTAGCCCTAATAAAGTGCTATCATTTCAAAAACTTATCAACAAAACGTTCCGTCATTCGTTTATTATTCGCCTGCACCGCCTCTTTCGAATGACTGAAAGCGCGCCGATGTTTATCGGAATGGCACGAATGGCATAGACTTTCCAGATTGTTATAATCAAACATTAGTTGTCTCATTCCGAGTTCATGCGACACGGACTCAACCGGGACAGTGTGATGTACTTCCGTTGCAAGCGTACTGCGATTGTTCGCCTCGCACATCTCACAAACCGGATTGCTTTGTAGCTTCTTAGCTCGAAGTAACTTCCATTTGTTGGAGTTAATCATCTTAATGTAATGCGGGTTTCTACTCATTGTTCGTCATAATTAAAAAGAATCTTATCACATTGATAACAATCGTGCAACTCCTTTCGTGTCGCCTCGATGTCGTCCGTTTCTATCTCAACTAAATGCGTCTCGGACACATTGCCCGACTTGCATTGAATACGCCTAATTATATACATAACGTTTCGATCCGATCCAGTCCGTTAACAAGTAACCTAATCCGGGCGCAATTACCATCGCATCGAGTCGACTGCGTTTCCTGTTTGTGTATCCGGCTTGCACAACCTTTGCAGTTCTTAGACGGACACATTTGTTTATACACTTCGATAGCTTGCCGCCTCGTTTCGTCTCTCTGTATCCGAGCCGCTTCAATAGCGACTTTTCGGATTAAGCCACGCGAGCGGATGCGCTCGTTTGTGGCTTGTTCGATGTACTGTTTTACTTTACTCATTTTACCGTGTTATTTTTAGGTTTGTAATTCCATCCGTTTAACTCGTAGACTTTCCGTTTCGCCTCTTCTTGCGTTGCCGCATCATCTACCTTTGTGTCTCCGTCTGGATCGCGACGATAGATATTGAAGTGTCGAAAACGAGGGGAATAATAATACTTTGATTGATTTTGCGTTTGATTCATTCTTTATAGAATATACAAAGCCCGAAAAGCTCTATTTATTGTTATTTCTTTTATTTCTTAGATAAATTAATTACATTTGAATCGTCGTATAACCTATTTTTATTTTATACTTATGGAACAGTATTTATTTGGTTTTATTCTTTATCAATGTGATCCTAGAACTTTCACAACGATTATGACTGACTCTGTTTACTTTTTACTGACCGAAGATGAAGCTTTTAGAAAATACAAAGAATTAACATCGAAATTGGAAAAAGGTCAGTTTATAGTAATTAAACGAGTCTAAGTATATACAATTCTTAAAATTTTAGCTATACACGAAATGCTCAATCGTCGTATAGTTAATCTAATATTGCCATAATTCTATCGTTTATTAGTTCTACACAAACATTCTAGGCTGCATCCGCGACAAAATGATTTTATTCGCATCTGCATAGAACTTCTTCTTTATCTCAAATCCGTATGCTTTTCGCCCGCATTGAGCGGCTGCAAGTAATGTTGTACCACTTCCGGCGCATGGGTCTATTACAACATCACCCGCATCGGTGAAAAGTTCGATCAACCGCTCAAGCAACGGAACTGATTTTTGTGTCGGATGAATCCGCGGTGTATCTATGTCTCTAGGATAATCGAAACAATTAAATACCATCCGACCGCCATTATTGAATTTTGGCAGTTTATCCCGATACAAGAGTACACCATATTCACAATTACCAACGACCTTCATATTAGCCTTTAAAACTTGTGCCGAAAAGTTCTTTTTAAATACCAGATTGATATATTTGTTCAGCCCGTATTCCTTCGCTTTCTGTATAAGTTCGAATTGTTGCTGAAATTCACAAAAGACAATCATACAGGGGGATTTTCCTTTTTCTTTTGGCTCTTTAACGAGCATCTTGCTACAAAAATGAAGAAATTCAGTAATTCGAAAATCCTTATCGGTATCGAAAAATTCTTTTCCAGCTAATTCGCTTTCTCCATTAGAATTGTCTCCGTCGATATACCAAGATGGATTAGAACCGTATGCGTTCTTCCCAATGTTGTAGGGAATATCCGCAATGATTAGTTGTGCTTTCGGAATACCGTATGTTTTATAGTTCTGGAAATGATCGTTAAATAGTTCTACGTCTTTCATTGAAGCAATAATATTAGTCGTTAATAAATTCGTCCTCGTTCTCTACTACTTCACTCTTGACAGGCTTCTTCACCGGAACGCGAATTGCCTTTTCTGTAAACTTGTTCGATAGATATTGTTTCGCCTGTTCCCAATCTGTAAAGTGTAAATTTGGATCAGTATAGAGCGAGATAATCGTAGAGTTTAATTTATCGAGTGCTCCGAAAGCACTTGAATTTATTGTGCCGTCTAGAGGTGAAAACTTGGCAACTAAGCCGTTATAATTCTCTGAAACAAATCGGTCGATATACTTCCGATTCCGTTCGTTTGCTTCGGCGTGTTCTACAGGAACGTCGTGCAAATAATTTGTGTTTGATAGTTTTTTAACCATATTAAAATCCTTCTAATCGTTTCTGTCCGTTCATTTCGTCTACCTTGTGTTGTGGTAGTTTTCGTTTTGGTTTTACATACTCGAAATGTCGTTCCGCCTGTGATAGATCGTAGAACATTTCTTTGATTTCGTCCGGTAGTACTTCTTCATCATCATCGCCTGGCATCGGATCGGCAACCCGGAGAAAGCAGCCTAAAATGTACTGCATAATCTCGTATGTGCTTTTGAAATGGTAGTCAGCGCGAATCTTATCGAGCCTTTGCCATTGTTCCAGATCGACGCGAACCGGAATCTTTTTAAAATACACAAGTTTCTTTTTTCTGCTTCGCATGGTTTCGTTGTATTAATTATCTTCTACTAGCTCCGTTCAAGTCCAAGACGTTAAACATTTCATTTATTCGATCCGCGATATACGCGCCGTAAATACGCTGTATTTCCTTAATCGTTAAGTTCGTTGTAACATGAGTTATTGCCTCATGTCTCAACTCGTACCGACATTGGAAAATATACTGCATCACGTTTAGTTCAGTACCGAAATACTTTGCCGGGATTGGCTCGCGTCCTAGTTCATCAAAACAGATCATTCGCGGCGTACCGTTGTTGTAAGTATACAATTCTAGTGCATCCTTTCCGCGCATCGAAAAGCCGTTTGCAATACAGGAAGCCGAATCAATCCTAAAACCACCGATCGGATAGCCGCCCTTTGCTTTGCCGCGTGTGAAACAACTATATCGGTTTAGAATCTGCATGATAGTACTTTTTCCTGTACCGATGTCACCTCGTAACAATAGCCCTTTATTTGAATCTAGCTTCTCGGATCGTCCTTCAGTATACAAAAACAGTTGGTTCATTATGTTTCTATTCGAATCGTCAATCTTAAAACCGGGGCAAACGTATTTGCAACACGCTTTAAACCACTCCGGGCGCTTCTCTACTTCTATCGGCTCGTCATAGTACGGTAGTCCGTATGATAGAATCGCCGCTATCGGTAGAGTCTGTTTGCTTCTTGTTTCCATATTCGTTTTTATTATTCTTTAGTTCAAAAAATCCCGCCCAATTATTCGCAATCGATTCATCTACGATTTGAGATGCGACCGCCGGATTACCTTTGCTCAATTTCACTAATTTGTTGTAACACGCTTTGAGTGACTTTTCCGATTTGTAATTTTCCCGCCTGTCTTTCTTGTATTCAAGCCAAAGAGTAAACGTCTCTAAAAACTCATTAGATATAAAATCAAAATCTCCATGAGAGACTTTAGAGAGTATATTTATGTTTGGTTTCTGTTTTAGTTTATTATAGTCTGTACTATCCCCTGTATCATTGACTCCCTTATCCCCTGTATCATTGGCTGTCTGATTGGCTCCCTTATTGGCTGTTTGATTGGCTGTTTGATTGGCTGTAAAATTTACAGTAGTAGTTACAGTGGTTTTAAATTCCTTCACGAAAGAATAAGAGCTTATAATACGTTTGTTTTTACCAGATTTATAATAAATCAATCCTGCATTTATTAAAGACTCACGGGCTTTTATTAGTGTTTTCTCATTCACGTTAAGCGCAAAACAAAGTTCAATGTTCGAGCAATCGAAAACGTCCCTCCAATCTTCGCCGTTACAAATAGCCACTAATTCGTAAAAAAGGGCTTGTTCGGTGGCGGTAAATCTGAAACGTCGTCGCGCTTTTCGCATCTTTTCGGTTAGCGTATATCCGTCTATATTCATCACACTTATAAAGTCTATCGAGCGACATAATAACTACAAATCCTTATCCCGATCGCCCGTCCTACTTTCAGGACGGAACAATAGCAAATAAAATTATTCTCTCTTCCTCCATTGCGACACATTCGACAATCGTGTTTTACTTGCTTTTGTGCTGTTTTCTTCACCATTCTTATACCTCCTTTATTTTAATTCCATGAACGTAAAGCATGAGCTTACGTTTGATTATATACTCCTTTGTCCGAACACCTTTAGTATCTTCGACGATATACTAACCATCCCGATAATAAACGAAATCCGCGATGTAGTAAACTCCTCGTTCGATCAGCTTCTTTTTACGTAGCATCTTCCGCACTCCCTGCACTTCATAGAAACGATATTGAGGCGAAATAAGCTCGTATTTTACTTGCTCTTGTAATCCGGTTATAATCCCCTTCTTTTCGAGTAGCTTCAACTCCTTAGCGCGTCGATATTCCTTTTTAGAGTCGTATCCGTCTATTTTTACATTGTTATACTTTGCCATATATTTAAAATTATTTGTCGTCTAACCAGATATTCACTACGCTGATTAGACGTAGAACATTAAACTTAAATACGAGGGCTTTCACCTCACGCCGTCCTTTTCGGCGGCATTATTGGTTAATAATATTATTTGGTAAAGTATTTATTTTTTCGCTTCATACGGATAAACATCTACAATCGCCGTTTCTTTGAGAAGAATCGAAGAATAATCCGCCATCGTTCCTTTCATTCCTTCGTCGAGTTTCTTCATTGCGTCGTGAATGTCTGCGGCTTGTATAAGTACATTCGTATACGTTCGCTTCTCCTTGCCGCTTTTCTCGTCAAGTGTAGTAAAAGCGAGTCGCCCGGCAAACCATTTATCGGCGGAATCCTCTTCGCTTGTAAATATCTCGCTATAATGTGCTCGGGAAATGTCGGACACTGTAAACTCACCGGAGATAAACGGCGTTACTTCTTCGATTATTCGCGCTTCTGCTTCGGTAAAACTTAGTGCATCGACTAAATACGGTTCAGTTACCTTCTTTTGCATCCCGTTTTCCATTACTTTCTCGTAGCGAATTTTCGTTAAAAACCAAGTGTTCATAATTTTGTGTTTATTAAAGTGTTTATAAAAAAATGTGATTAATCGTGTTGTGTTAGTGTTGTGACGGTACAGCGTGAACGGAATAATTATCTAAGATGCATTTTACAGACACAGAATCATACGGAAATGTTTTATACATAAATGATTCGGTTACTTTAAATCTAAGAGATGTCGAGTTGTCTATTTCGAGACACAAATAACTCGTCCCGTCGCTTTTCAGGTCGGTTCGTAATTCTTCATCATTAATAACTAACTCCCTGCCTAATACGCACTCAATATCCCGATAAGAATCAATAGGAATATTTGTACAGTATTCTTTCAAGTAAGAAAGAATATTCTCTGTTTTAATTAATTTATTCATGCTGCTTTTTTTATTTTATTGGTGATTAACTTCTTTAACTCCTTCCGTATCTTATAAATCTGATTTTTAACCGGAACACTGTTTTTCGCTTCCGGCTTTAACGCCTCGATCTGCATCTTTAATTCTAATACCGCTTTTGCCTTATCGACACAATCAAGCAAGTCCAGACCGGAACGGATAGATTCGTCTATCATCTCGCTAGCCAACCGGATTCGATCATAGAGTTTCTTTATATTCTCCACGTGATCGGCTCGATTCATTTCGAGTATTCGACCGTCGTTTACATAGCCGTCATAAATGACATAATACAATTTGTCTACGTCCGGGCGACCTAAAAAGTGTCCGAGGAATTGCCAATAATATTCGTCCTTTTCGTCGATGGTATTTCCGAACTGCAGCGATTCGATCTTTCCTTGCGACATCGGGCACTTGATCTCACCCAGAGCGATAACTTTCCCGTCAAATCCGTACACATAGAAATCCGGTGAATCTCCGAATCCTTCAAACGGTTCATTGAAAACAATGTCTTTAAAATCGGTTGTACACGACTTGATCTCATTCATTAACTGGCTCCGTACCCATTCGACCGCTAGCGGTTCGTTTTCATGTCCCCAATCAAACGCCTTGTTGCTTCCGTTTTCTCGCATCGTCCCGGTTCTCCGCTCGTATCGTACTAAATACATCGCGTCTAACGCACCTTTACCAAAGGGACAACCTTTGCCCGCTTTCATCAGATCGGGAAGCGTAGAGGCGGTTATTTTGCCCCGTCTCTTTTCCTTCCATTCGATTTCTTTTTGTTCACTTGATTTCATGTGCTACTAATTCTTTGATTTGTTCTTTAGTTAGTTTATATTTCGTCTGTACCTGTGCGACCGTAAAACCACCTGCCAGACCATCGAGGATATTTTTCCAGATTGCCGATCCTGTCTCAACAGTAGGCAATGAGTTTTCTACTTTCGGAAGAAAAGGACGAATACGAAGCGAATCAACCTTTTCGCCGAAAGCGTCAACTAATACCGCTCCGATTTGGATTTGCTTGTTTATCCATGACTCAAAATTCGGATTTTTGAAAATTTTCGTCAATGTTTTGCAGTTCGTCCGGTTGAGGATCATCGGTTTCACATTCTCGAAGAAATAAGCGACGAAACATTCTTCTTTCTTTCCAGACGCGCCGACTACTTGTTCTTTTTTCGTTTCGCGGATGGTGAGAATTATATCTTTTCCATCCGGTAGGCTGTAAGCGCCTAGATAGTCGTAATTAAATTGAGTTTTCCAATGTGTCATTATCGTGTTGTTTAAAAGTTATCGTTTCCACCCTGATAAAGCGACTCATAACAGCGAGCGCAAACCGTTATTATCTTTGTGCCATGTCTGCCACGTTCGTACGTTTCGACCTCTAATTCTATCTCTTCGCCCGGTTCGATCTCTTCGCCGCAATCTTCGCAAACTAGAGTATCAGCAGGGCACGCGCCAAGAACCGTACAAATTCGGCAATTACCGATACATTGAGGATTCGCCGCCATGTCGTTTCACGTTTAGATAGTTACAGACTAGCACGTAGATAACCGTTATAAATACGATCAATAGTGCGATAATTAATTTGCCCGGCTCCGGCTCGCCTTCTGCAAGGCTGCACGCTGAAAGCATTAAGATAATAGCGGCGGGACTTTGTTTTAGTGTTAACATGGTGTTTGTTTTATACTACCTTATTACTTTGTATGAATCTATCTATACTCGATAAATCGTACCAGATCATTTTTCCAAATTGAGAAAAAGAAATGAGAGCTTTTTCCCGTAACGTTCTCAAAAAATCATCCGAGCATCCTATATAGGATTTTGCTTCGTCTTTACTAAGCCACTTCTTCACTATTGGCTCAACTTTTCCGGTTACTCTAGTTCGTCCCATTGTTCATTATTCAATCGTGTAACAATTAGATTATCTTTATCGGTTTCCGTCGTAAACAGTAGACCTTCGTCATATTTTAGATTTGTACAGGTCGGTCTAACTGAATTTCTTTTAGAACGAGGGAAGGTCATTGTTTCCCCGGGCTGCATCCCCCTTAAAAGGGCAGTTAATTCGTTTCTTTTTCGTCTCATTGTCGTGTATCGTGTTATGTAGCCCCGAAGGATTAATATTAAATAGCTGCTTTCAATCGCTCTATATCTCTTATTAATTTTTCTTGCCTTGCTACTTCATTATCTGCCATTCCGTCAAGCCCGAGACTTGCATACCATTCTGCATTATTAACAGCCTCTTCTAATGCTATTTCTTTTTTCGAAATTAACGCATTAATGGCGTTCTTATCACGGCTTTCGATTAATATCTCTAAGGCTGTCTTTCTGGTTAAAGTGCTAGTTGCTTTCATAATCGTATTTATTATGTAACCCCGAAGGGCACGGATTAATATTAAATCTTCTGATAACCGAATGAGTTCATAAATTTCTCTGCGCCCTTGAACGTTTTGAAAGTCTTACTACTAGCGAGTGTACACGCTAAGAATCTTTGTCCGGCTGTTGTATTAATCAAGCTAACACAACATACCGTTTCGCTTCCTGCTTTTTTAAATTCTACGTCTCCGATCATTCCTATTTCCATTATTATCTATATTGTGCAGGGCTCTCGCCCCGCCAGTTATTTTTTTTGTTATCTTATTTAATGCCGCAAAGTTTTGAAATTCTCAATAACTCTTCATCGCTCATAAATGCGAGGTCGAAAAATATACCTTCATCGAAAGGTTTGTTTTCAGCTAAAGCGGCTTGTTTCATGCTAACCATTATTTGAGTTATCGTATTGCCTTTTTCTTTATCGCTCATTCCTGCTTTCATAATTCTATACTTTTATTTGTTAGTTCTTGATTGATTGATTAACTTTGATGCGACAAAGATAGGTGACTATACTCTACTATACAAATATTTAGTAGAATATATTCTATTAATTAACCTTTATTAGTAGACGAAAGTATGACTATAAAAGAAAAAATTCAGAAATACATTGATTATAAAGGAATTAGTGTATATAGATTAGAAGCAGAAGCTGGATTATCTAAGGGATATTGGGGGAAGACCAAAAGTATATCCGCCGATATTGCAATGAAAATTAGTAGAGTATACGGTGACATGTCAACCGAATGGCTTCTGCGAGATAAAGGAGAAATGATTAAAAATGCAGAGCGAGAACAAAAAACAATCGAGATTTCCGAATCTGCAATAAGCGAAACAAAACGAAAAGGAGCATTAATATACGACATAGACGCAACATGCGGGCTAAGTGGTAGAGATATAGAATTTACAGACGAAAAAGTGATAGGAAGTATAGACGCACCGGAAATCAATCCGGATTCAAAGATTATATTCGCTACGGGCGATAGTATGCTACCTCTAATAGCTTCGGGCGACAGGGTAGTAATTAGAAAGATTGAGAGTTGGGATTATTTCAACTACGGACAGGTGTATTTAATCATAACGAATGAATACAGGCTTATAAAAAGAGTTCGTAGGCATCCTAAAGATGCGGATAATTTAATCCTGCTTCGTAGCGAGAATCCAGACTATGATGATATAGATTTACCGAAACGGGAAATTATTCATCTTTTTATTGTGGAGAACATTTTATCAATCAAAAACATATTATAAATCACTAAAAACAAAACAACATGAAGAAGCTATTATTTTTAGCACTACTATTATGCAGCGTTTCTGTATGGGGGCAAATCCAAACAAATGTAACAAAACAATGTTATCTATTATATGACTTTGACGGTAAATCTTTCAATAAGAATAAGAAGATAAAAGAAGGTACTACTATAACATTAACCAAAGAATCTGATCGTCTTATTGGATTCTACGAAGTTTTGTATAAAGGGAAGCAATATGTAATAAAAGAGAATTGCATAAATCAAAAGGATCTAAGTTTATTGCCCAAAGATAGCCTAGCGATTCAAAAGTATTGCAAAGCAATCACTAAAGCAGGAAAAAGGTGTTCTCGCTTGCATGAGCCCGGCAATGTGTATTGTTGGCAACATAAAAAAGATTCAATCAATACGCAAAATATTCATTCTCGACAACAAGATAGAGTCATCCACACGGGACCACGAGGGGGCAGATATTATATTAATAGCAAAGGGAATAAAGTATATATCAAAAAATAAAATTTATCATATCACCTCTAAAACAAACTCTGCATGAAGAAGTTACTATTTTTATCATTGTCTGCTCTATGTCTAAGCGGCTGTTCTTCTAAAACCGAGACGCCTTTAGAAATATACCTGAACGAGCACAATCAAAATTTAAAATCATTAGAAATAATCGAAGTTTCAGAAATAGACAGTGCATATTCTCCTTATAAAGAATTAATGTCTTTATCTTATATGTATTCAAAACTCGGTGCTGATATAGCAAAACTAAACGCAAAAGCATTTAAGGCAAAAAGCAATAAAGAGGCTATTGCAATATTAGATAGTGCTTTGAATATATATAATCAAGAAGATGCAAAGCTCGATCCTATAACAAACAAATGTTTTAAATCTATTGATTTCCCTGAACTGATAGATGAAAAAAATAGAATATATATAAAAGCAAAATATAAAATAGACGGGAAAACCCAAGAACACAACTTCTATTTTAATGAGGATGGGAAAACGATTGGGCATACGGAAGAAGATATACGCCAAAGTGCTAACGATGTTCTCTCTGGGTTAAATAGCGCACACGATGCAAAAAGAGAAATTGAAAAAGATAAAAGAGCAATAAAGAGAGGAGAATATAGATTCAATGCTCAATAACCGCCCAATAAACAAGTGTCATCGACCACTAAATCGAACTAAACATGAAAAACCGAATCAAATCATATTGGAGCAACTGTTTGTCAATCGCTGCGATTATATGTAGCGTTGTTGCTATTTGCGTTTCGTTACCATCCGCGCCGGAGTTAGGTATAGACTATATCGGGGTGATAGTAGGGATTTTATCGCTTTTGGTGACTATGTTAATCGGATGGCAGATTTGGAATGTGATTGCAATAGATAAGAAGATAGATGGTAAAGTAAAACAAACTAGCGATTCTTTAACGGAGAGTATCAATGTTACCAAAAAAGAAATGATAGAATACATTGAAAAAGCAAATGAAAAAAGCCAAACAGAAATAATGACGTCATTATTATTCATACAAGGAGATAATTTTTTATTTAAGAGTCAATTTGAAAACGCTTTACTTCGTTATTTAGACGTCATATCTGATATAATAGAAAAGCCATATATTGAGAACTATTCAGATGCAATAAACGCATGTATATTAAAGGCTAGAGAAGCTATGCGATCAGTTAATAACAATGAATTGAAAAGAGTATTGAAAGAGGAAAAGAAAGAATCCTATTTGAAAGCATTGTTAAAAATAGAAGGATATAAAGCAATAGATATAATAATATTTCTCCGTGGATTATAACATAATAACAATATGAATAACACAGAAATAATCGCAGAAGAAATTATAAAAATCGCCTACGACAAAGGGGGGCTTATAAATGCTGATGATTTGACAGAGGATCAAAGAAAAGCTACTACCGACAACGCGGTTGATTACGTCATGCGATTTTATGGAACTTTCTCCGGCGACGGGAAAAACCGATATTATGGTTTAAACGAAAAAGGATTTGAATTAGGAAGACGCGGATTCTTTAGCGGAGAAGAAAAGGAGAGGAAAAGACAACGAACAGGCGTAAATATAGCTATAATAACAAGCATTGCATCTGCCATTATAGCTATAATTGCAATAGTCGCAGATTATTTGAAGTAGTTCAAATAGACGGGTACATAATTTTGTTTTCCTGTTTTGATATACTCTAAAAGGATTTCAGTAAGTTCAAATAAGTATATACTATCTGTATTTTGAAAGCCCATGGTTCGAGGCTGTTCTTTGTGAGTAATGATTTGAATAGCTTGCTTTAAGCAAAATGCTCTTAGTTCTTCATCTGTCATAATAGTATGTTTACTATTAGCCGGATAAACTAGAAACAGATAGCTTAAATTCAAACAAATAATATTTGCTATTTCTGATTGATTGATTAACTTTGTATTGAAAACGTTCTTTGATAAAAATGAAATATAAGAGGTGATATTTATAAGGAAGGACATGAGTGCCGTTTTTTAATGCAAATTCGGTGCAAATAGATTTTATAAATATTATAAGATATTAGTTATAAGCGTTTTAGATGGCGTACAAAAACGCCTCTCACGCATGTAATACGAGTTCGATTCTCGTACCCACTACTATCTGATTATCAGCCTCTTACAAACAAGTAAGAGGCTTTTTTATTGCCTTATATCTATATCAAAGTATCGTTTTTAGGCGTTATAAACGGGTATTATTAAAGAAAATGATGCAAATTTTGCGCAAATTTTCATCTTGCTTTATTATCGTGCTATCCCGTTAACACACTATTTGCGTATATATACTAAAAATGATAATAATATGAATAAGAAAGTAATAGATTACATTAATTCATTGAAAATAATTCTCCAAAAACTTGTACAATAAGCAAACACATATTAATTTTATAAAGTCAAATAAGAGTTCTTAATTTTAATGTTTAACCAATGAAAGATGAAGAAAGAAAGAAAGGAATTAGAACAAGAATATGAGAATTTAAAACTTCTCGCTTCATTTCACGAAGCCTATGGGATTTCCCGAAAATAAAAAAGAAAGAGAAGCATTAATAAATGACATACTCGACCGAATGAATGAATGAAATTCGGTAAAAATTAAAAGAGTAATTAATCTCCCTCCCTTCGGCGAGGGATTAACTTTAAAAATATGATAGATATAAACGCCTGCTTATACACCCGAAATGAAAGCGGATTTTGAACGATTCAAAACCTTTTCTACCAAAGAAGAAAGAGATGCTTTCAAAAAAGAAATGCAAGCCAAATATAACGCGCTGCCAGAAGCCCAGAAAGAAGCCTATAAAAAAGCGTCTGAATCTGGACTAAAAGCAACCGTAGATGCTTGTAATGATTTTATAGAAAGAACAGAAGAAGCTATATTACGGGATAGACTCGGAGAATTGCCGGAAGCTATTTCGTTTAGCTATATCGCAAAGAAATATTTCGGTAAGTCAAGAAATTGACTATATCAAAGAATTAACGGCAATATCGTAAACGGAAAAAAAGGCTCGCTTTACAGATAATGAACTTCAAACGTTTTTAAACGTTTTGAAGGACGTAAGCGAAATGATTCATCAAACATCGCTTAAACTCGGTTAAGATTCTTATTGACACCAGTCCCGCAAATTGAGTCATTGCGGAACTTTTTTTAGGAATGAAACAACAAAAGGTCTGGATTACTTAGCTTTTTCTAAAAGCTACTATCACGATAATACATTTAATATTAAAATTCTAGCGCAATCCCACCTAAAATAGAATATTTTGTAAAAGCCAAATTTATATTTACTTTTTTTATATTTATGACCGCTATCCCGCCAAAATCTAGCCCCGAAACACTTTTTTTCTCTGAAAACTTATTATGTACTATGCCGGAATCAGATATAGTATAATCACTTCCATCTGTAGTGCCATATGCTATTTTCGCATACCCTATAACTGGAATAAATCTTAAATTCTTCACAATAGGAATTTGATAGCCTATATGAACTACAGTAGTCATCTTATCAGACCACTTATCTACTCCCATATCATTTTCATGAGAAGAAGGCCATCCCATAACATCAGCATAAAAACCTTTTATAGCCAAACTTACTCCTACCGCACCATTTGATATACCTCTTCCATATCCCACATATCCTCCTATTATACCAATGCTCCATTCCTTGTTAACTTCTTTAAAAAGGAAAAAAACTTTTGCTAATAAATCATTCACTGAAAGAATTACGACTAGCAACAATAGAACTTTCTTCATAACTATGTATTTTGATTTGTGAATACTTCTACAAAGAAAGACACTTCTTTACACCAAATCAAACGTTTTACTGTTTTTTTTCAAGTTGAATAACGATCATCCGCAAATTACCAGCAATCAATTCGAGAATTCCTTATACTTGAATGAGTATAACATTCTCATTACTATTATCTATTATCTTATCTACAAATTCTTTTGCTAGTTTTGATATTTCAATTACCTTTAGCACAAAATATAAAAAAACAAGTAAACATGAAAAAGCAAACAAACTCTATTACCGCTTAATTCTTTTGGGGCAAATAGTAGCCAAAATCTAAAAAAGACTCTCCCATATCACATCTATTTAATAGTTTATTGATAGCCTTAAAAAGAAGTTCAGACAATAGTTAGAAATTAAACAATCACTAAAAACTAAATATCATGGAAACATTTATTATTTTAATCATTCTCATATTCGGAATCCTACAACTAATCCTATTTTTCAAAATCTGGGGCATGACAAACGACATTAGAGAAATCAAAGAAAGATACTTTTCTTCAACCACCTCCCCCAAAAAGAAAATGCCCACTCAACCAACAGAATTTAATATTGGCGAGCTTGTTGTAGAAATAAAAACAAATAAGCAAATGCGAATCAAAGAGATTACAGAGGATGGGAAATATAGTTGCTATACAGGTGGAGGTGCTTCACATGAAGGAGATTTTACCGCATCGGAAATAAAACGTTTTAATTCGTAATTCCATATTCAAATAATTTATTTGGATGGTGTATGAAAAGACCTTCCATGCACGTACGTATAATCTCGTACCCACTACCAAAGAAAAAGAGGAAATGTAGTTAAACTACATTTCCTCTTTTTCTTTATAGATCTCGAAGTAAGATTCCTTATCAATCCTCAACCGTACTCTATCCTCTCTTTTCTGCCCTGCCAGATTCACAAACAGATTGAAATACAGTTGGCTGAAAGAAAGGTTGGAACGATCATAAGTAATATCAAACGTCCAGGTTCTACGAAAAGAATCGAACGTAGCATACGATTGCTCACCCCCTTTACACATAAACACTTCCGGGAAAGACGTAGGAGGATAAGGCTGGAATAAACCCGCTAATTGAGCATAAATATAGTCAATCATCCATTCGTCTCCTGTTAAAGTCAATTCTCCCTTTAAACGGAGTTTGATGGCATAACTGGCAGTCACGTCGGACGAAGTATAAACAGGAACCTGGCTTTCTGCCGGATAGTTGCCGTCTTTATATCCAAGACTCATTGTTAGTTTGGATAGACCGACGCCATTAAAGCCACTCACCTCCTGATCTGCCAACCGGTTTTTCAGACTGACCATGAATGTCAGTTTACCGAGCGTCGGATCACCCGGATATTGTGCAAGCGTGTCCAGTACATAATCTTCGGTATTGTAACTACGGGCTATTAAATCACCCTTCCCAGCCTCCAAAGCCGGACCACCTCTTTCCACATCCACGTTGCCAACCGGATAATAAATAGCATCATTATCCCTTACGCAACCACTCAAACAGAACAGCAACACTGCCAAGCCTATTATCTTATTCATTATCATCTTACCTCTTGGTTTTGCGGACAAAGATACATCTTTTTTATACCACACTTGATTTATGTCAACCGTTTTTAGTATTTTTGCACACATCAAGACAGAAAAGACATGGATACATTATTAAGAGAGACTGTAAATGCTGTTGTAAATTCCCGCTTTCCGGAAATGAGTATAGAAGGAAGACGACAGATAGAAAGCATACTGATTCGTGAAGAATTTCCCAAAGGAGCAATAGCGCTGAATGAAGGAGAAGTAGCTCATGAAATCGTATTTGTCGGCAAAGGGATGCTTAGGCAGTACTATTACAAGAATGGGAAAGACGTGACCGAACATTTCTCATACGAAGGATGTATCGTGATGTGCATTGAGAGTTTTCTGAAACAAGTACCCACCCGGCTAATCGTGGAAACCCTCGAACCTTCCATTATCTACCTGTTCCCTCGCGACATGATACAAAAATTGGCAAAAGAGAACTGGGAAATCAATATGTTCTACCAAAAGATACTGGAATACTCCTTGATTGTATCACAGATTAAAGCAGACTCCTGGCGCTTTGAATCCGCCCGCGAACGCTATAACCTCCTGCTCGAAACACATCCGGAAATTATCAAACGTGCACCTCTGGCACACATCGCCTCTTATCTTTTGATGACACCGGAAACACTAAGCCGTGTGCGCTCCGGTGTTCTATGATTTTAGCGGCTTTTCCGGTATTCTTTAGGAGACATACCGGTGTAATGCTTGAAATATTTCCCGAAGAAAGACTGGTTGGCAAAATTCAGCCGATCGGCAATTTCCTGAATATTCATGCTTGAAGAATTCAGAAGTGCTTTTGCTTCCAGAATCACCAGTTCGTCTATCCACTCTCCCACCGTTTTTCCGCTGACCTCTTTTACTACTCCCGAAAGATGTTTAGGCGTCAGACACAACTGGTCAGCATAGAATTTCACGCTCCGTTCAGACTGGTAAGACTCCACTAAAGACTCATAAAAACGTTCGAAAATATATTCTTTCCGGCTTTTATTTTTCATGGTAGTAGCATTGGCTGGCGCATGATTGGTAAAGATATTACAAAGTTCAAAAAAGAACCCTTGCATCAAGCCCATTACCACTTCTTTACGATATAAAGCCTCCTTATTCTTCAACCGTTTTCTGATAAATGCATGATATTCCTTCACAGTCTCCTGCTCCTGCGGTGTAAGATTGAAACACGGGTAATCTTTCAGATAAAAGAATAAGGAAAGCACATTACTGATCTTAGGCAATGTCTCTAACAAGTTCTTCGACACAGCAAAGAATATTGCTTTAAAGTCGGAACTGAAACACCGCTGTTCGACAATCTGATTAGGCAGCGCGATCACCATTAATCCGGGGAACAGTTGAAACTCACGTAAACTAATATTAAAAGTACCAGTACCTTCCAGGCAAAGACCTACCGTCAACACCTCCAGTTTAGTCGGTCCATTATACAACGATATAACGCTCTCCGTATCGAAGAGCGCTATATCGTTATCAACAACATCAATGTTGTCAGAATCTATATGTTTAGAATGAACTACCGAAGAAATACCTACTTTGGGAACATTTTGAATATACATACTCTCTCTTTTTGCGACAAATATACCAGCATTTAATCAGATATACAAGTCGTTCAAGAGTATTATCAGACATAATGAACACTTTTAGTTACTTATTGAACAGACCGGAATAAATATTCAGAATCACGTTGGGCAGCCGGCACTGTCCATTTCTCCGGAACAAACTTCCACTGATTCAGGGCTTTGGGATCCATCGTACCTTTCTTTTCGATATAATTCATCAAATAGAAACGAAGATCTTTATCCGTAGAGAAAATTATACGGCCCTTCAAATCCTCCTGCGGAATACCCGATCCTTTCGTCAACAGTTCTCCACCACCATTACCACGATAAGAATTTAAGGCCACTTTATATATCTTATCCATACGGAAAGGAGAACCGTCCGCCATGCTCGTAATCGTAATCTTTTCTCCCTTCGGTTTTGTCACGTCCACCGTATAAATAATGCCGGAAGCCGAGTCGAAATTAAAACTGAAGTTCTGGAAAGAAGCCCTGTCTTCCGCACCTTCCCGAGGTTTCTTCTTGAACCAGAGCAGATGATCTTCCGGTGACTTCATCCGGTTCGTCCACATATAATAAGACATCTCCAGAAAATCCTTAATCTCCTTTCCGGACAGAGTCATCACATACAGCATATTCTCATACTTATACAAGTTGAACATATCACTGACAAACACATCCCCCTTCTTTATCTCCGCATCAAACGAAAGCGGAGCGGCAAAAGAGATGTCAGCTCCGGTTATATCGAGCTGTAAAGTATGTATCAAATCAATAAAAGCAGAAGGACCGAAGAAAGCAGGATGAGTAGAGATACTCTCGGTAAAAGTGCCGATCTTCTTGGATACAAACTTCTGCACCGTCTCATATTGCGGAGCAAAACGCTTCATGAAATCCTCGCTGATTCCGTAAGCTTCCGTTTCTGTCAACTCCCCTTTGATGTCCTTACTCTGCACCTTTCCATCTTTCAGTTTCAAGGTCACATCGACATTAGACAATACAATTCCATTGCTGGCCGGATCAATAATCAACACCGAATCTCCGGCTACATTCATCACCTTCTTACATTCGCGGGCATGATCGTGTCCCATCAATACGATATCGAATCCCGGCACATTCTTCGCTACGTTGAGAGAAGCGTTCTCGTTGTACTTGCCCGACATTTTGAAAGCCTCCTGTCCGGCATGGAACAAGCCGATCACCAAATCCGGATTCTCTTTTT